CCCAACCAAAGCGGATTGCTTCCTGATTCACACAGGTTGTCAAAGACTCAAGAAGTTTTTGCAAACCCTGCACATAGACGTATTGCTGATTACCAACATCAACAAATCCGCCAGAGCAGAATGTAACTTCTTCAGAAGAATTACGCAATATAATTTTTGCATCTAATCCAAAGTTCTTGTAATAATTATTGAACGGCTGGTTCGGATTGCGCCCAAACACGCTATCGTCACCCTTCACGAGAATATCCTTTACCCTACACGACGGATTGGTGCACTGGTCCAACCCACAAGTCCTTGGATCGCAAGTATTCATGACTTGATTATATTGTGAGGTTATAAAATTTATAACGCCGTTCCCCAGAGATGTCGTCAAATCTCCGGAAACACGACAAAGGATAAACGAAAACATCACCCCCAGGGACGTTTTCACCTTACTGACCAAACACATAGTATAGGCCTTAATAAGGAGTGGAATTTTAGACGGGTCCACCAAACAGAGTAAGCGGTAGTAGAATAAGAACTCTATTTTAAGCACGATAAATCGTTGAGATGACTCATACTTAGACATATCATTTTCCCCAAAGTGGCGGCACCTCGCAGCCATAGCTGCAAAAGCCGTCCCCATGGAGTGATGATCCTTAGCATTAGCCACCTCGTCCAGGCGAAAGAAAGCGTTCTCAATTGCTTCAATCACCTGGGCATACATGACATTGAATTTCGGGTTGCGACCCATGATCATGCGCGGTGCTTTTGACTCGTCATAATATCGTTCCAACTTCACAAAAGCCTTAATGTCTGAATCACGTACACAATCGAAACCTTCTTTCAAAAGTTTCTTATGTGCATTGATGTAACGTGTTCTGACTTTACCAGTCTTGCGAGTTAAATATTGCGTGGGCTCAAAAGGAACGAAAACTTTTGCCACGCGAGCCACCAATCGGTCGATCAACCTCTCCACCAGACCAAAGTCAACAGGACCCGGAGCTGGAGTGCTCTTAAGATAGCGATGGACGATCGAGTCAAGGACGTTGTGGGGACAATGCTGCATAACAATCGTCGGATTGCGATGAAGCAAGGCTGGAAGAGGCCACTCCAGATACCTGCGCTGAGAGCACGCATGGTATGGAATAGCGTTCGGATTGCTGATCTTAACACCAAAGCGCTTCC